AATTTGACGCACGAGAGCATTGCGAAAGTGATGAAAGTGAATCAGGGATCTATCTCTCATTTTTTAAATGGCAGAAATCCCTTACCGATTGAACGTGCCTGCCAATTCGCCGATATATTGCAATGCGAAGTGGCGGATTTTAGTGAACGGCTTGCGCAACAAGCAGCCAATTTTGGTATTGCGGTAAGTACCGCAAGTGTCTTTATCGACGTGGTATTGGTGGATTTTAATATGAATGATAAGGAAATAATAAAACTGATCGACACTGGCGCTATTTTTGATGATTTGGAGTCGCAGGAGCTTGTATTCTGGCCCCGCAAACATAGCACAAAAACATTTGCGTTAACCGTAAAGGGCAAAGAATGTCAACCGTTGATCGATCAAGGTAGTTTAGCTTTTATCGACTCTGAAGCTAAACCGGAAATAAATGATCTTGTACTTTTGAGCGAAAACAAAGAACGGATGGTATTTGCTGAAGTCATCGGCAATGGTCATTTTCAATTCCCTAATTCGGAATATCCCGATCGTATTTTCAAGATGACGAGCAAATTGAAAATACTGGGCAAAGTAATTGGGCATCAAGCTTACCATTAGGCATATTTTTTTTATGTGTGCATATAATACGGATAGCATTTTAACGTATAATTGGTAGGAAAAATTGATGTACAACAACGAGTTAGACGATGACGCAAGGCGGCTAGATATTATAAATAAACAGTTTGAGTTGACTGGTTACGGAATTTTTATACCGATGACTTGCAAATGCTCTTGCGGATTTGACTTTGTTGATTATCCACGCGCTTACGAAGAATTGATAACAGGATGTCCGTCTTGTTTCAAAAGTTTTTGCGAATAAATTAAAAAGGAAACTTTATGCGAACCAGTGAAAATATAGATCAAGTCATTACTGCCCTTTCACAAGCGCAAGGGCAATTTCCCTCGGCAAAGAAAGCGGCAACCTCAAATTGGGGAAAATATAGCGATATATCAGCAATCATTGACTGCATACGTGAGCCTTTTCAAGAAAATAACCTCGCGTTAATTCAAGCGCCGAGTAATCCAGAGGGGCAGGATGGGGTAACTGTCACTACAAGGGTGGCGCACAAAAGTGGTCAGTGGCTTGAGGATGAATTTACAATGAGAATTTCTGATCGCGCTACTCCTCACCAATACGGCGGTTTAATCACATACATGCGTCGGTATTCGGCGGCAGCAATGCTAGGGCTAGCACAAGAAGATGATGATGCTGACTCTATGACAATGCAAGTTCAAAGTGCTGAAAAACCAAAGACTTCATTGACTAAGCAGCAAAAAGCAGTCTTGGATCAAGCAAGATTATGTCAAACGAAAGCAGAAAGCAGAAAGATATGGAGCAATTTAGACCCAAAAACCCGACAGGCTGTTGGAACTGAATTTTTAAAGATAGTTGCTGATAAGCCCGAAGAGGTCAAAAAAGATGATACGCAAGATACTACGCAAGCTGCTGATGTCGTTAAAACTAAAAAAGGAAAAACTAATGAATCTTAACGCACATTATTTCTTGGTTAAAGTCGTCAAAGTTGTGGACGGAGACACTGTGGACGTTGATATCGATTTGGGATTTAAACAGTGGATTCATAAGGAGCGCATCAGATTATCAGGTATCGACTGCCCAGAAAGCCGCACCTCCGATGATGTGGAGAAAAAATACGGTTTGCTCGCCAAAGACTTCGTTGCTGACTTTTTAGCAACCGATAGCGACATTTATTTGCATACCTTAGAAAAAGGCAAATATGGTAGATACCTTGGCGATTTTTTTGTCGATGGTAAGTGGCTCACTGCGAGATTATTAGATGAGCATCACGCTGTAAAATATAACGGCGAAAATAAGACTTTGATGAAAGAGGCGCATTTGGCTAACCGTAAGTCGCTTGATGAGGTGTATGAATCAACTAATTCAATCAAGGAGAACGATAATGTATGAAGATCCAGAAACATATAAGTTTGATGATTTGCTAGATGTTGAATCTATAAGTCCAACTCAACCTCATAACTACCCAAACCCGTCCAATTCTGACAAAGCAAGAATCCGAATGAGACATATACTTCCTTACGGATCAATTATTGAAGACGGAATTGAATCTTTGTTCAATCGGAATCACGTTAAAATGCAATCAAGAAAAGTTATCTCAGAAAAATCAGGTGTATTTTTTAATGATAGCTGCTCCCCTTGGAAATATTTGGCTCAAAGCTCAGACGCTAGAGAACGTTGTGAGGCTGTCTTATTGGCTTGGCTTTTAGAAAAACCGCTAGACCATTATTTTTATATCGTATGGAATGTAAAATCTAATTCTCCCATTTTCACATTAAGATCCTTTAAGGAAGACAAAGACGACAATGAATTGAATTCCGAGCAAAAAAATTAAATGAGCAGTAAAGAATACGACATCGGTTCTGACATTCAACGAGCAATACGTCTCACAGCCAGTCGCGCTAATGCAATCTATAGCAAGGATAGCCGATCACGAGAAGCCAGAGCGATTGTTGCGGCGAGAATTAAGCAGCAAGTTAAAAAGTCTTTCCAAACAGAAGCGATGCGAAATGGGGTGATTCTTGAGCCGATTGCATTAGATGAAACTCAAATCAAGCTTGGTATTTTTATTGATACAACAAAATTTAAACCACACAAGAAAATACCTATGTTTGGCGCAACGCCCGATGGAAAAGTGCAGGGAACAAACGATCTTGTTGAGGTCAAATGTATGCAAGATGACGGTCATCTCAAATTTGCTGAAACTGGCAAAATCCCATTGCAATACCAACGACAAATGCTTGCGCAATGCTCTGTATACGGCTCAAGGAAGGTTCATTTTGTTGCTTTTAACCCAGCCTACGAGGGTGATTTGCGGCTCGTCACTAAGCTGTTTGAGCCATCTGAGGAGAATGTAAAAAATTTCGAGGAAGACGTAATACTTTTTCTTGAAGAAGTAGATAAATTAGAAATTAAATTAAGGAGCAAGATCGATGGAAAATAAGTTTGCGAATAAACCGAATAATGGAAAGATTTGGTTGAACCGAGATAAGACAGGGCCGCAGCCTGACTATTCTGGCACGATATCACTCGGCGGTAGCGACAAAAGCATCGCGCTTTGGGAAAACAAAACAAAAAACGGCGAAACATATTTTGGGGTTAAGGTAGACGAGCTGAGGGTAAAACCAGAACAAAAAGAAGAAGCAAAGGTAGTTGATTCACTACAAGAAAAAGTAGTTGAGTCGCCACAAGACGATTTCAGTAGCGACGAGATTCCTTTTTAGCTAATATCCCAACGCTGTCGAGACTTCATAACTCTCGCCTTTTGGCGGCTTGGCGCACCGTTGCAGCAGAACGCGCCACTGATTATGGAAACAGGATTTTTGAGCAAAGAAGAAGTTGCTTTTTTGACTGGTTACAAACACTGCGATAAGCAGGCTGAGTGGCTTGCTCGTGAAGGGATTCGATTTCATGTTTCACGCGACGATAATGTTCGCAACGGACATAAATCGATGAAATGTGTCGTCAGTTGGACGGCATTTAATGAAAGGAGGTAAAACTAGAAAGGAGAAGTTATGATTCAGAAAGGGAAACTGCCTGAAAAGGTGTACGTTGATAGCAAATCGATCAGTTATCATCATCGTGACTATGGCGTTTTGTCGCGTTGTGATGAGCCTGATTGGAAGTTCTGGAAGGCTTATGAAGAAGCTGAGTCGCAAACGAAGGCGGTAACGATTTCCGACTTATGGATGCGTTATATCAAATCAGCGGAATTCAAGAAAACTAGCAGAGCTAATCAACAAAATAGAAAGTATGAAATCGCACCCTTGATTGCGCACTTTAAACTGAGGCCCGTTGATTCAATATCATTGGCCGATGTGACGTGTTATTTAAGGGAGCGTGAGCTTGAAGCGCCAACAATGGCCTTAAAAGAACGTAAGTTCTTACAACAACTTTGTGACTTTGGAGCGCAGCTAGGTATGTGTGAGCAAAAGATCACAAAGTCGATTAAAGTCGTGAAAACCGCTCCCAAAACGCGAGTGATTAAAGATTGGGAGTTTGACAGGTTAAGGGCTAATGCCTCAACGGTTGGCGAGTTGTTTATGGTCGGAGCTTATTTATTCGGCGCACGTATGCAAGATATGCGAGCGATGAATAAAAATCAGTTACGAGAGCAAGGTGTTTACATTATGCAACTTAAAACTGGTAAATCTCAGATCAAAGAATACAACGCAGATGTTGAGAAATGGGCTTTTGCCGCACTTGAACGACATAATGTAATCGAAAAGAAATTGCTCAAAGCAGGGAAACCCGCACCAAACTTTTTGCTCTGTAAGCCAGACGGTTCAGAGTATTCGTATCATGCGGTGCATTCAATGTTTCAACGAGCAAAAAATAAGACTGCAAAGGATCTTAATATGAAAATGGGAGAATTAGATTTTACATTCCATACGATTAAGCATACCTCGATTACAAATTTTGCAGGCGAAAAACAGCGATTTAGTGGGCATAAGAGTAAGCAAGTTTTAGACGTTTATGACCATTCTGTTGAGTCTACGCCAAGCAATATTGAGTTAGCAGAAAAAGACGTTGTAATAACCGCCAAAAGCGACTTATTAAAACAGACTATTAGGCAAAATATTAATAGTAGATTAGTGCATTAGGGTTGATATATACTTCGCCCCGAATCTGGCCTGCGAACTGGTGCGAACTTTTCGCGTAAGCCATTGATTTTAAAAGAATGCCCAATAGCTCAATGGGCTGTATTATATTCTTTGTAAATCAGCTACTTAGATTAAAAAGTATTTTAATTTAGGTAGCATTTGGGGTATTTTTAATACATTTTATAGTATTTTATAAATACTGTTCTAAACGGCCTATTGTGCATAACGATCTTGACTAAATTGTCTTTGTAAGATTGGTGGTGCATCCATTCTTTCCAGAGATTCTTCAGCATTTCCATTCTGCATTTCTTCTGCAATTCGTGTTTCTTTAATATTTTCAAATGAACGCAAGACATTAAGGCTTCTTAACGGTCTTCTTAGATCTTCCCCATAGATCTGGCTCATTATTTGCCTTCTGCCTGCGCTATCTCTTCCATATTCTCCTGTAAGTTCTGCGTTAGTTATTCTATTTACAGCCCCAGACATCTTCTTCCACATTGATTGCAAAAGGCCCATTTTAAAACCTGCCCTTGCAAGCTTTGCTCCTTCGCCTGCAAAAGATAAAGCGACAAATCTGCCTGTCACGTTGTTTAATTCAGTAGCCGCTTCCGCAGGATTAACGCCTTTTGCTATAACAGATTTCTCAGCAACCCTTGCTTGAGCTTGAGCCGATTTATAAACCAAATCCATTTGTTTCATTTCTTCACGAGAAAAAAGTAGATTATTTACCTCTGTGTTCATTGATTTCCATTTTCTATATTTACTTTCAAAAGCAGTAACATTCGGAATTTCGGGAACAATTAAATCAGCAAAAACAGCCATTTTCATTTCCGCTTTAATAGCTTCCATCTGTGGCGATGGAATACCGTCTATATCTGGGAAGATATTTTGCAAAGTGCTGACAACACTAGCAGCATTGTCTTTAAAATTGGCAGCATTAAAGCCAAGAATCATATTCACAACTTTTTTCGCAGAAACATCAGCATCTAATAGTTTTCTAACAACTTGCTGAGAGTTAAAGTTATTTTGATAATCAATATAGAATTTATTGGCTTTTTTCCACTTTGCTAAACTAGCATTTGCCATTTTGTTTTTATCAAAAAACATAGATTCGCCATTAGCTAATGTATTAGCCTCAAATTGAGAGGTCATAAAACCATCAATTTGATCTTTAACACTGAGTAAATTTCTAGCATAAGCAACATTTTCTGGTTTTTTGCTTTTTATGTTAAGACTAATTTGTTTGTTAATTTTAGCTCTAAAATTCCACAAATCATTTATTGCCGCACCCTGCTCGTTTATCATCACACCGCCTTTTGGCGGTATAGTTTGCGAGGATGGATAACCTAAAGGCGGTTTATTTTCAGGAAGTAAAACATTTGGTTTTTCTATTATTTTCTCTAATTCTTGCAACAAAGGAGCTAATTGAGGCGAAGTATTTACCCAATCCTCTTGCTTTCCTAGCGCAGCAAGCCTCTGACTAAATTGCTTTAACTCAAGCCCATTAAAATAACCTACTTCATTTTCAGCAGCTTGATACAGTTGCTTGCTTTGTTGTCTGATGCTTTCTTTTCGATTTTTTAATTGTGTTTGAAAATCTGTCATGCCTTGAAATCTAGTTGCAGCGTTGCCTTGAGAATCTTTAATTAAGCCGTTCCATTGCTTTATCTGAGAATCGGTGACACCTGCTATATCGATTCCATATTCGTCCATTGTTGACCTAAATTCTTTTATCATTTCTCTATTTTTTATTACTTTATTGCCCTGCATATAAATGTCTGGGAAAAGATCAATAAAACCTTTTAACGTTGCTCCTGAAAAAATAGCTGAGTTATTTATTTCTGCGTTTGCATCAAAAATGCCCTCATTCATCATTTTTAGTCGCATCGAAGATGAAGAATCAATTAATGCTCTGGGGACGGTTTCATTGTTATCTCTATAAGACTGAATTTCATCTGCTATTAATTTAAAATCTTGCGCTAATGCTTGCTGTTGTTTATTAAGCCCAGTGGAACTTCCTCCGACAATGTTCATCATTGTCTCGCCTGCTGCTGTACTAGCGTTTTCTAAAGCCAAAAACGGTAACGAGACCATAGTTGTTAAGTCTTTACCCGCTTCTGTTCTGGGGGTAAACGTCATGCTTCCCATAATATTTTGATAGGTTTTTGTCGCGTCATTTAACGAATCTACAAAAGTTTTGTCACCCCAAGCTTTCGACATTTCAGTATAAAATCCAACAGTTGCAGGAATAGTTGACAATGCACCTGACCCAAAACTAGCAACCGCTTCTCCAATTCCATACGTTTTTTTAATCCAATCAGGAGTATAATCAGATACCGTTTCAAAAGCCTCATTACCTAAGTTTTGAGCAGACTGAGGTAGCATTTGTCCTACCTGCGTTGCTTGATTAGCAACAACATCCCCTATTTCTGTATTTTGCATAAGATTCAACAAACCTAAATCATTTTCGTTTTGGCTTGGTGTTTCTTGTAAATTTGAACCAATTAACGGGGTATTTAACTCCCCCGCTTCTTGCATAGCCTTAAATTCTTTAAATTTTTCTGGCGAAACGAAAGGCGTTCCCGCGCTAGTAAGGTTATTTTTTTGTAAAACCATTTTTATGTCATTTATTTTCTCTACAGTCATTACTTCAGACATAATTATAATTCCTTCGCTCGCATCATCAATTTTCTTTCTTCCCCATCTAACATAATATTACCTAATCCAAAATCGTCATCAGGATCTTCTCCTTCATTTAATGCTTTGTATCTTTCTGAATACTTTCGATAAGACTCAGTAGCAAAATTTTGTAAGTTGGTACGGAAGGTTTTTGCATCACCTTGATTTGCTCCAATTCTTTGCATTTGCAATGCTACATCTTTATTACTTATAGAATTGCTGCTCTGATTTGCCGCTGCTGCTGAATATGCTAATCCAATTACAAGAGAATTTAACTCAGCACTGTCACGACCCGTTCCCGCAAAACCAAAATCTTGAACAGCTTTTTTTATTTCTTCACTTTGTGGGTCAAACAATTTGCTGTCTATACCTCCTTGATTAATAATATTTTTAGCAGCCGTTATTTCTGCATTTAACGAATTAGCGGTTGCGGCAAAAGAAGAAACCGTTGTTAACGCATCTGGATTTCTATCGACAATCGATAAAACTTTATCAATATTGTGCATTAGCACTGATGTGTTAACTCTTGAATCAACAAGATCAGTGTAAGCTCTAGGGCTAAGTTTATTTATTGAATCAGTTTGAATCGACGCATTATATATTTCTGAGGGAACTTCTTCTGGTTTTAGCTCTATACTTGGATCTTGAGTTGAATAATACTTATTGTCTGTTGTATTAAGGAATACTGATCTTGTTTTACCTGCTGCATCAACTCCATGATATAACTTAAAATCTTGTTTTTCGGTAAGCTCAGTAAAAATTTTACTTAAAGCTGTTTCATTTAGATTGCTGAAATCAGCATTTTCAAACTTTGTATTAGTAGCTAAATTTTTTACTAAATTTCGATAATTCGTTAATCCTAATGCATCACTACTAAGTTTTGCTGTTTGAGCTTGATCTCTACCTATACTCGCGTTTATCTGATCTACCTGCAAATTTCTTTGCGATAAACGGTCTGCCATTATTGCGCCATACTCAGGATTAATTGCTGTAAGGCTTTGAACTACTTTTGCTTGGCTTTCAGGAGATCCATCATATTCACTCATTGCTAAATCAAATAGTTCTGATTCTGTCTGCAAGTTAAGACCTTTTTCCACGCCTAATTGCCGCACATTGTCCCTGATCGAAGGAACATTAGCCGCAATCCCCTGCGCTAAACTTGCTATTGGTGCAGGCAAACCACCAAATTGACGACCCATCAGCAAACCCTCTTGCTGCAAACGCAGGTTCTTTTGCATTTCAGTCTCTAAACCTAAATCCTTACGAATATTGGGCATACCTGCTAATGCGTAATCACTTAGTTTTTTCATAGCCATTTTTTAACCCCGATTACCAATTTGATTTAAAAGGCCAAGCGCTCCACCAAACTCAAACTGACCAGTGTTAGGATTTTGATTTTCAGTGGCAGCCTGTGCTGCTGCTTGTTTTGTTGCGTCTGCATTATTTTGCGCTATTAAAAGGTCAAACAGCCCTTTCATTGTTCCTTGTCGCAGGTTAGTTGCTGCCGACTGTGCGCCTAAATCGTAGGCCATCTGACTCTGGCCGAGGCTTGTGCCGTACTGTCCCAACTGCCTACCCGCAGTAGACGCAATATTCGATAGCGTAAGCGAAGGCTGTGCTGCGTTAAGCAGGGCATTTTCTGGAGCGTAAGACGAGCCTAAAAATTGCGTTGCGATGTCTGCGCCTAAACCTTTCTCAGCTAGTTGCTGCTGTAAAGCCGTTAGGCGAGCATTTGATAAAGCGCCTGCGTCCTGTCGGGCAATACCCATAGCATTTAAAGCATCCGCAGCGTTCTGTTCTTCAATCGCTTTTTCTAACGCAAATCTTTGTGGGCTACCGCCGTATTGCGCTGTTTGCAATCCTTGGCGACCTTGAGCAAATTCTTCCTGATCTAGCTGAAGCCTAGCTCTGTCCTGCGATGGCCGCCTAAGAGCCTGTAAACGGTCGTATGCGCTCTGCTCTCCCTCCATTAAGTTTTCTTGTCTCAATGGGCCTGCGAAAAGATCAATCAAAGCAGCTTGCTCCGATCGCATATCTTGTTCCATTTGGCCCGTTTCGGGGTTGTATGTACCAAAATCACCTCGCCCAAGCACAGCATCAACAAGCTGTGAACCGCCTGATCGCAATGATTTCTCAAGAGCTTGCTGTTCAGGAGATAAATTATAAGTAGTACCTCCTGTAGCATTTGCCGCTATATTCCCTGCATTACTGAAAACGTTGAAAGGTTTGAACTGAGTATCAGATTTTACTGTGTTGTAAAGGCCACCCGCAGGCATACCAATAAATGTTTTTGCGTCTTCACCCAGACTTTCAAGATCACGAACTGCTTTTTCTTGATTGACAAGCTGTCCTGCTACACCTAAAGCGGTTGAGTTACGGTCAACAAAGCCTAACCCTGCATTAATTAAGTCTTCCAAAGTAGGCATTAGTATGTTCCTCCATTAATCGTTCCAACCGCAAACGTTCCGCTAACCGTTAAGTCGGCAGCGGTAACTGTCCCAGTAAAGGTTGGCGATGCGCTATCGCTCTTACTGTTGACGGCAGTTTGTATATTTGTCATTTCAATCCCTATTGACGTTGCTTTCACAATTTTATTGGGATTTCCGGTCGGGAGCGAGTCAAAAGAAGACCAAGCAAAAGTAGGGGTAAAAGAACTCATCTAATTAATTCTCCCAAGGGTGGAATGTATGTTCATTTCTTGAAAGGCGATTTGAACGCCGTTAACTAAAGTGCTGATACCGACCTGTACGACAGAGCCGCTACCACCTGTGTTTATTTTTTGTGTATTGATTAAACTTGCGCCGCTAGAATATTCAGCTTCGGTATTAAATTCGCTTATGTTGTATAAAGCACCTTTAAAATCAGGCAGTGTATATACTTGGCTGCGATAATTACCTTTGTAATCATAAGCCCAATTCAGCGTGACGTTAGAGTTTTGACCACTAAAAGTTGTAAGGTTTATTTTCTTTAAGAATTTAAGCCTTGAAGAATCACCAAAACTTAGCGGATGAGAAAAATACTGTAAGGCATAAGACCCAGTATCATCTTTATAAGTATCATAATTAGCTACGCCAGTAGAAACACCAAGATAAAGCTCGTCATCATCAGTGACGGTAAAACATAAGGGCTTGATGGAAGTCCACGTTGTTGTCCTATAGCTCCCGTTATCTAACGGATACCTCGTATCAAAACAATAAACGACCCCAACAGAGGGGAAATTGACTAAATAGAAGGCATTGTTTGGGTCATAGACGGTCTTTATGTCCCCTGTCTCAATCCTAATTCTATTTTTAATTTCTGAGTTTACGTTTTTGCTGATATCACCAATAGGAGAAGATTTCTCTTGAATAGTACGACTCAGGCTTCTTACGCCAGAAAAATCGACAAACAGAATATCCTTACCTGTTGACTGAATAACATCTCGACCAACGCAGCCAATGTTAAGAATTGTGTCGCTCAAAACCATAGAAGCGGGTGTGCCTGCGCCTGCGTAAACAACAATGCTTCTCTTTCCTAATATCACTAAAAAGTTGTTGTGGGCTGCAAGAGCAGTGATTTCATCGAACCCTGACGGCCATACTGTTGTTAAGTCTAATGAGCCGCTTGAACCACCGCTCCAATCGACTCCATCGAGTTGATCTGACCAATAAAGTGTTTGTTTGTTACCTGTTACATCAGCCGCCCATATACGCCCAAAAGCCGCTATACAAGCGTGTGCGTCTGGCGGTGTGCCTGCTGCTCCACTATGTGCCGCAATGGTCGTTAGCGCGCTTGTGGAAGCGTCATAGACAAGAGGGTTATGACCTCTTTGAAAGAAATAAAACTTGTTGGCAAGACTTGCCATAGACCAGTTATTAGCGGAAATTGTTAAACTGCCAGTAATGTCCGTAAGCGTCGAAGTGCCTTTAAATATTTTGTTGTTCCCGCAAGAAAAGACAACTTTTGTTCCGTTGTTTTGAATAAACTCGCCAATAGATTCAATGCCTACACTTGACCCCAAAACAGCGCCACCGTTGCTTGAAACCATCGCATAGCCCTTCCTAGAAGCTATACGACCTTCTTGGTCAATCACACAATTATCTGCAATTGCCGCATACGAAGCATCTTGCATAAGCGGAGCATCTTGCGTGTTTATACCTGCAAAACCCATTGCTGAAATTGTTATATTTTGAAGTGCCTGTGCCATTTTTTATACCGCCATAAATGTCATTTCAGCAGGATACTTATTTGCATCAATAGCAATCGCATCCGATAGAGCTATCTGAGCTAATCCAAATTGTTCAGCACCACTTTGACCGCCTGTTTCACCACGCTCTCGCAGAGCAAGACCGTATGCAAGTTGCAGAACAGGATTAGACGGGCATTTAATTGTAGTAGCGTCTTGTGTAAGTGTTGCTTGCGGTGTTACCAGATCGACTCTCATCGCATAAACACCATCGGGCTTTGGGTATACATCTATTTGCAGATCATTATTTGCATCAGTACCATTCATCGTAAAATAGCTTGGCACTCCAGAAGCAGGCGTTGATGTGTAAAATTGCGAGTTAAAAAAGCTTTTGGTTCGTGATTGCAAGCACAGGTTATTAGTGTCATTTATTAACTCTTTGATAATAGAGTCTTGACCCGCCCCCAATAAAGAATAAGTGTGTGTCCCGCTTACAGTATTAAAAGTGATTGTGTTACGCAGAGCAGACCATTCCCAAGAAGACTCGACAGTTGTTTTAGCATCGTTGATAAGATCCCCAACCATTGCTGAGTAATCCGTTTCAGTAGCCGCAGCAACCGTATTTTCACGCAGTCTTCTTAATACTCCATTTATTAATTCCAAATATGTCATTTTTAAAAGCCTCGTCGCGCATAATCAAGAAGCGTAGGTTGTAATACATTCAATGCTTGGATTTCGGTACGAAAATATGAATCTGAAATAGGTGTTTGTATTTGATCGATTGCGTTTCTACCGCTTACTCCGCGCTGCCCTTGTATGCCTTGTATGCCTTGTATGCCTTGCATACCATCCATTCCGTCGATCCCATCTATGCCGTCGATGCCGTCTACACCATCTATGCCATCTATCCCGTCTGTGACTACTGTTTGTGTATCTGTATCAGCACCATTGCCGTTAGCAGCGCCGACACCGTTACTATCATTGTTACCATTACCGTTACTATTATTATTACCATCACCGTTCCCAATACCGTTCCCAATACCGTTCCCAATACCGTTCCCAATACCAATACCGTTCCCAATACCGTTCCCAACATCATCTAAATCTATTAGATTAGACGGGCCTACAGGTGCGCCTGTTACTGAATTACCTAAAATATCTAAACTTTCTAACCCAACAACCGTATCGATAGGCGATAAAGGGTCTATGCCTGACAACGGAATTGTTTCTGGGCCAACTGAAGGCAAGTCTGAAACAGGATTGCCAATTCCTAATTTTTTAGACAAACTTCCAATTATCCCGTCAAAAGCGGCATCAGACTCTTCAGCCGTCATCTCAACAATACCGTCTTCCGTTCCCTTCTTTCTAATGACTCCCGCAGCCTTATCTTCTAAAGCCTTTGCAAGCATATCTATCAGTGTCTTAGGAGTATTAAATTGAGCCTCTTGATTCATGCTATCAATCGCGTCTTTTTGCAGGGCATCTATATATGTTTCGTAGAACATTTCTTCAGACGACTGAATTCCTTTACCGTAAAGATCGCCAACAGGAACAAAAGTTTGAGATTTGTTGTCAAACATCATTGAGTCAGGTTTAGCGCCTACATAAGTTCCCATAATATGTCCTATTTCTTCTGACTTGATCCGTAATAAAAAGCTGCCGCAGTACCTAATATTCCTGAAAGCTGACCTAAAACTAAGCTAATAATAGTCTCGTCATTCTGATCGTGTGGCATCGTCGTTACTAAAATTACAAATGCGCCATATAAAATCAAAGTTAAAACGCTAAAAATCTTAGGTGTCAAATCTGCACTAAAATGCTTTCTTGCATCCTTAACATCTTCTGCTTGAACCTTAAATCCCTCAAGATTAATCTCCATTGCTTTTAGCTCATTCTCAGTCTGCGCTAAAGCAGAAATCTTATCTGGTTCTCTTTCAACTAGCTGTTCTATTTCCTCTAAGGAAGAAGTCTCAGGCAAATTAAGTTTCTTTGCCGCCATCTTCAACGCAATACCCGCAATCGGATTCGCGCTCGTCGCTACGTCAACTAAAGTCGGTGCTAACGCGCCTAAAATTCCTTTAAGAGCCATTAAGCTCCAACCTTATCTGATGGCATTACCTCTTCGGCTACAATATCGTCAATGGTGTCGCAGACATCAGGCACTACAACTCCAGTGGTTGCGCTTAAAGCACCACGACCTACCGCCCTTACACCCTTATAAAAAGAGCTACAGTAAACCTCTTTGTTATCTATAACCTGTTGTACTGAAGTACAGCTTGAAATGACTAAAATTGCGCTAAGTAAGATCAGTTTTTTCATTTTTTGGCTTTACCTTTTTTTGAGTGTGCGGTTTCATCCTTTCTTCGTACAATCCCATACTGTGATCGGATACAGCGTCAGTAACAGACCAATCCTCTACCATAAATTCACGCTTACAATTGACGTAATCCTGACCATCATTAGCTAAATATAAGGACATCTGATTAGCATCAGGGCAATAAAGGAACTTAGGTATTTTTGCGACAATATCTGATCCGCTTATAACGGATAGGTGAGCCTCAAGATGACCCATTGCATAACGATTTTTTCTTTTAAGGAATGTATTCGGCTTGCCAAACGTAATCAGCGAAATATTCTTGTAATCACACTCTTTAGCAAGTTTTAAAGCCGACAATTCGGCAATTCCACCACCTAAACTATGGCCTGTTATAAGCAGCCGTTTTTTTGGATCAATACAAGACTTACATTGTTTCCAAATTGACGCATGAGCAGCGGCGAAGCCGCCATGAACCCAACGATTTGCGTAACGAATAGGTAACGCGCTCAAATTAAAAATCCAATCTCTAGCTTGCTGAGTGCCACGAAAAACAAGCACATCAAAACCTATGTCTTTATCTTTAATAAAAAAGGCTGTGGAGCTAGTAAGTTTTGACTCAATTTTTACAGCACCGTCAATACTTTCATCATAAGCCCTAGAGCTATAGTCCACAGCTTTTGCTAAAAGCTTAGTGCTTGGCATTTTTTTATTGTCATCAACCATAAATAGTATTATCGCTTATTTTTAAATGCTATGACTATTAATTTTGAAAAATAGAAACAAGGAAAGTAACGATAAAACCTCCTCCACCTATACAAAAAACTGCTGCAAAAAGAGCAAATATTAAATTTTTAAAATCTTGTTCTTTTTTTAGTTTTTCACGTTTTATTCGATTTTGTTTTATTTTTTCCTGCGTCCGTCTAAATCGCTCTTCTTCTCTAATTCTCATCATCTTTTGGTAAAGTGGCGTTTTTCCTTTTGCCATAAATATTTTTTTTACTTGTTCTTCGTATTTAGCAATTTTTAATTCTGCCTCAACAAGTTTTAGCGCATACTGTTCAACACTTCCTTCCGAATAACTGCCATTTGGGTTTCTGTGATGCTCAACTTTAGCTTCTTCGATTTTTTCTTTTGCATCATAAAAACCACCAAGCTTACCAACTAAGTCACTTATATCCTCATAATTTTCAACACCTGCCTTTATTAAATCGACAGCTTTTTTTGCACCCGCAAGGGCTAGTCCAATTTCTATCAATGCTCATACCTATGGGGCCGTAGGCCAATCATCGTCAGCCAAATTAGGAAAGTCTGAGTGAGTAGTAATATCCCTCAAGGCTTGTCTATAGCTAGTCATTGCGTCAGTCATAGTGACATCTGACAAGGCATAAAAGTCTGTATCTTTAAGCAGCCCATCACGCTTAGTTCTTACCGCAGCAGCAGCTTCAGCGTCTAGTCGTGCTTGGTAGGCTGTCTCATGCTCTGCCTTAGTT